GATGGGCTCTATAGTTTAACTATATCCCATCAGCGTAATGCTGACGGGCGAATTCGTTCGCTCGTCAAATTTACGCAGAAGGCTACAGTGACAAACCCGTTGGATTCAACCAACGACTATGACACTGAAAGCACTCAAATCGTCATCGATCGTCCCGCTTTCGGGTTTTCGGCGACGCAATGCGACTACAACTGGGCAGGTCTTAAGACCTACCTTGATACTGCAGCTATCACAAAGTTGTTTGGTGGCGAGTCTTAGTACTCTGCTGACTAAACGACTAGATAGTTACCTTGCAGTGGTGTTAGAAACAGCATCGTCCTGTGACGATGTATTCTGACATCACGAAGTGATGTCAGATGTCAGCACCTGGAAGCGGTTGGACCGCGCAATGGCTAAATGCCACAAAATTAACCGGGTTCGATTCCCGGAGGTGCTGTCTAAAAGGGATTCATGCTAGCTTGTTACTTACCATCCTATTATTGGAGGAAGTATGAAAAGCAAAGCAAGTGACCCGCTAGAGTTGTTGCAGTTCGTTTATAACGATTCATGCAACAAATGCATCGCTGATGTCTATGATTACCGTGATTTAGAAACTATTGAATCACGGGTCGAAAACGAGGGTTTATCATTTTTAACGATAACCCTACCCAATTTCTGTCGAGATTTTGAAAGATCTCTCGAAGAAGGGTTTATTGACTCATCGGCCTCTTCTGGATCCTTTCGGGGATTTAAGAAAGCCGGAGCAATCCCTGCATTCTTGCAAGGTATGCTCAGTCATGTTTTCGATAGAGACACAGGAGTAATTTACGATGTACAAGAGGATACCCCCACTGTTGTCGAGAGCGTTAGGCAAATCTGCCTTACATTCAAGAAACTTGAGGTCGACTGCAGTCCTAAAAAGATTGCGGCCGCATTTTCCTCGTTCACCGAAATTGAGCGAGCTTTTGATATGTTTTCAGTGCCAGAGAATTTCGAGACCTTTCTTGAAGTTTCTGACGTCCTTTGGGCTGGTTGCCTTGTGGGTATTAATCCACTTGACTGCAAACCAAAGCATGGACCTGGCGCAACTGCTGAGGGCATTTCTGGAAATCAGAAATATCATTGGCAGTTTTGGCATGATCGACTGGAACCTTACTTCCCCTTGATCCACACGGCGTATCCTTTAGGGATACCCACGGATGCTCGGGAGTTCCAATACGTAACGATGCTTGCCGAGGAGCAAGAGCGACCCGTAAGGGTCATTGCTGTTCCTAAAACACTCAAAAGCCCCAGAATCATCGCAATAGAACCCGTGTGTATGCAATATACACAGCAGGGGGTTCGAGATGCGCTTTATAGCGCAGTCGAATTCGGACGATTTTCTGCTGGACACGTAAATTTTCGTGACCAATCAGTTAATCAGCGTTTAGCGATGAGGGGATCGATTGATGGTCAGTTGGCAACAATTGATCTTTCAGATGCCAGTGATCGTGTTCCGCACGACCTGGCTATCCAGATGTTTCGTTGCAACCCTGACTTAAGGGACGCAATCGACGCATGTCGATCGACTCGGGCACAGATGCCCTCTGGAGAGATAATATCTCCCCTTAGGAAATTTGCGTCCATGGGTTCTGCTCTGTGTTTTCCCGTCGAGGCCATGTACTTTTACACAATTTGTGTAATGGCCATCCTCGAGAAGATGCAACTTCCTGTAACGCACCGTAATGTGTTTGTCCATTCACGGGGCGTTTACGTATATGGGGATGATATAATAGTCCCTAATACGCACGCGAGAGCTGTTTTCGATCAGCTACTAAAGTACAATTGTAAGCTGAACGTCAATAAGACTTTCTATATTGGAAAATTTAGAGAGTCGTGTGGCGTTGACGCTTTTGCGGGATACGAGGTAACACCTACGTATGTCCGCAGAATGTGTCCTGAAAACAGGCAGCAAGCCAGTCAGCTCCTATCGTGGTCGGCTACGGCCAATGCCTTTTACAAAAAGGGTTATTGGCAGACCGCCAGCTTTATGTACTACATAATAGAGCGAATCGTAGGGCCTTTGCCTTACGTTTCCGAAAAGAGCTCGGGCTTGGGCCGTAATTCCTACTTGGG